ATGTCAAGAAAACTAAATCAAATCAGAATGAATCTTGATTGGAATGACTTAATGGAATCGTTTCTATGTGAAAAGGCTGCTCAACAACGTTCTGATAGAACGTTAAAAGATTATCGATTTCACATCAAACAATTTTTCAATCGTTATCCAAATGGTGATTTGAAAGAGAATTTGTATTCTTATCTTGCAGAGGAGTGTGCATCGGCAACTTACAATTTGAGACTTGTGTATCTTAAAGCGTTCTTTAAATGGTGTATTGCTGAAGGTTGGATTGATACAAATCCATTATCAAATATCTCTCAAAAAAGAGCTGAACCACGTATTGTTGATATTGATTTGCGTGATTTAAAACAACTTGTTGAATTACCTGATATAACCACATATACTGGTTTACGTGATAAAGCTATGATTTATTTGACACTCGATACTGGAATAAGACCAAGTGAAATGTGCAAATTAAGCATTGATGATTACTATGTTAAATTTCATCAAATCATAGTTCGTGCTGAAATTGCAAAGACGAGAATGCAACGTACCCTACCTATAGGGCCAGCAACATGTAATCTCATCAATAGAATTATTATGATTCGACCAAAAGATTGGACAAAATCTTCACCATTGTTTGCAAGTTGTGATGGCAGCATGATGCATACAAATGCATGGGGTGATAGACTGCAATATTATTCTAAATTTCTTGATGTGAAGATATGTCCATACGATTTAAGACACGTGTTTGCATTAGAATTCTTACGCAATGGTGGAAATGCATTGTTCCTTCAAAGAATTTTAGGACACACCGATCTTACGATGACTAAGCGATATGTCGCCGCAACAAATGATGATTTAAAATCTGCGTTACAATCAGCATCACCACTTAATAATTTGGTTAAGAAAACACGATTAAGAAACATTTGATTGGATTAAATAAATGTGAATGTTATAATATTCTGTAAAAGTTATATATTTACAGAGGTAATGCATTGATGAAAAAATTAATCGCAGAATGTCATCATAGTCATTTTAAAAAACTTGTATATGGCGATATTGGGATTGATAATAGAATTCTATTTTTATATGTTGATGAAAACAAATATAGTGACAGATATCGATTAACTATATGGATTGGCGAAAATGTTAAACGTATTTATGTTGAAGAAAATTATAAAAAAGCTGGTTTTATTGAAATTACAAAAGATAATATATTTGTATTTAATAATACAGACAAAATCATCAAAAACATTTTATTAATAATATCAAAAGTCTTATATTGTGATGGTAAATGGAGGATGATTGATGAATTACCTATACAAATAAAATTTACTTCTTCAAATACATCAAAAAAAGATAATGATGTTGATGATATAAATAAAGTTTGTAGTAGTTGTATTAAGAATTATATATGTCATGATTCAAATAGACACAAACCAAAAAAAGCGTGTCAAAATTATATTAAAGGTCTTGCTATTGAACGTGATTTTTCACAATATGACTCTCGCTTTTAATTCATATTAGCACATCGTGCAAAATATATTGCTGTACGTCTAAGTAAATCATTTTCCGCTTTCAACATTTCATTTTCCTTTTTGAGTCTGATTAACTGCTTATCTATATTTTCTATTGTGTTACTTTCAGGAAATATCAAAGCAGAACTTTTTCTATATTTTTTCATCCAGCTTTGTAATGTATTTTTATTAACACCAAATCTAATTGCTGCTTTAGGTATAGAAATATTTTCAGTTTCAATTTTACGGATGATTTCTAATTTAAAATCAGAAGAATATTGTGAAAGCATGATTATCCTCCATATTTATTTGATATGAAAATGTCTGATTTTGTGCCGCTGCCTGTACTCAATCAAGCATTCCCTAGGTTTTTGTGTTATTGTGTAGAAAAAAATTAGAACAAAAAAGGGGAAGTACCCTTCACAAGATACTTCCCAAGTATTATACTATTATCGATGAAAGTTATTTTATCAAGACTGATTTAGCGAGTTCAGAGTCGCCGATCAGTTCAACCATGGACTCAAGGGTGATGTAATCTTCTTCGATGAGGAAGACCATAAAATCCTTGAGTTTTTGGTTTGCTATTTTGATATGCTCATCGTTTTTTAATTCTGGCTCTAACATTAATGATGTAATGCAATCATGAACTTCATCATTATGATAGCCAGCAACAGCTTCAAGTTTAAAGAGAACATCTTGAATATTACGGAATTCTTCTTTCTTAACTTGTTCTATTGTTTGAGATTTCCGGAGTGCTTCAAATGTCATGCTCGAATCACTTCTTTCACCAAATTTGGTGAGTGATTTGTCTTTCAAATCCTTACTGAGCATGTTAATGTACGTGTTGGCATCTTCTTTACTCATCATTTGAAGCTGCATGTCTTCCATTGGCATGTATGCATCAGGAAGCCATTCGTGTTGTGGTTTTACGGATTCTTGTCTAGTGAGGTTGCCTTCAATATCCACAACCCATTCAACTGTGACTTGGTTGTGCAGAGATTGCATTCTTTTTTCCAAATCACGAATGTGTCTGATTTGTTCTGGACGAATGCGAGTGGAAGTCCATTCATAAAATGCAGCACGATTTGTTTCAATAAATTTTGATGCATCTTGTTTGCTGAATGAACTTTGAATCATGATTGCAAACTCATCAGGAGTGCAATAACGCCAGTGTGTTTCATCAATTTGAATCTTGCGCGAAACACCAAATGATTCGAAATCTGCATCAGGGAAAAGGAACATTTTAACGATGGCAGACACTTGGTTATCTGTTGCTGGAATCTTAGCAGATAAGCCGAGAGCAGCTTCTTGCTTGATGAGTTGGTCAAGCAATTCAGATGCAGTTCCACCAAGACCACCAGTAAGTAAATGTAATGTTTTTTCAGATGGCATGTTAATCAAAACACCGGCCTCTTGGAGATTGGTGATCTTTTCTTTGATGAGCGCAATCTGCTTTTCGCTGGCTGGTTTAAATCTGTAAAGATCGGAGATTTTGTCACTCATATATTCGATAGACCAGGCTGCATAATTTTCAGCTGGCAAACCTTTTTGTTCGCAAAGTTCAAGGTACTTACGTACTTGATTAGGAGTCGCTGTACGATTGGAATTAGTAGAAGAAGCTGCGTAGTCACGTGCATTATAGTCGAATGTAAAAGTTTGCTGTGTCATGGTAATTACCTCCTTGAATTAAAAACAAATTACATGAAACATAACGTACCCTATTCAGTTTTTGAACCATATTCAATTATGTGATACACAAAACACAACGTGCTCTACACATCAATCACCTTCTTTCAAAATATTTAATAAATTATGTAATACACATTAAGCACAAGCATGACGGCAGTAAAGTTGCCCTGAACGTTTTGTCAAGTGCAGAATAAGCACTACTTACCGGACTGAGCATAGCGAGGGAGGATAAGCGTCAACTTGACAAAACAATGTGTGCTGTATGTGTGATGTACGTGAAACACCCGAAAGACGTGCTTGCAAAACGTGTTTACAACACGTAGCAAATCAGATAGATTCCTCTATGATGAGAAAAAGTATCCAAATATATCAGCGAAGCTGCTTTAGCAGCAAGCGAGTCGAAGACTCAAAAGAAAGTAATAATAAAGTAAATAAACACATACAGCACACGTTCATTACACAATACTGATGTGAGTACACAATGATGTACACAAACCCTGATGTGATGCAACACTTGTTTACTTCACGTGCTGAAAACGTATGAATGTACGCTCATATGTTGTGTGTTGAACGTGTAGTATGATGTGTACTATACTCTTGCTGTACTTGTGCTGAACTTGGGTTGCTACACGCAACAAGAACCACATTCTCCCCACCCACCCTGACACACGTTACACAACACAAAACAAACACATAAGCCACGTACTATACACTCTGCTGTACGTGTTATACTCGTATGAAAATCAAATTATCAAATCATGATTGGCAAGACCCCCGGGGGAGCCAAAATCAGTACCTGGAGCCTCGTCGTCTTTCACGGGCTAATAATGATTCTTGTCATGCACACATTAAGCATACTGATTTGAGCACGTACAGCAGAAGTGTCATGCACACGTTCACAACGTGTAATTACTCATCAATATTGATGTGCTCTCACGTACAGCAACACGTGCCGCATCAAAATAGGGTATACGTCATTTATACGTTAAGTACCGTGATAGAGGTTGTAATACGTGAAATACAGCGCGTGCTGTACGTGTAAATCGCCGATGTACGTGTATTACTCTTGTTATATACACAATATTCAGATATTGTCGAAATGTTTTTTGTATAATGTATAAAATAAAACTTGACAAGATTTTGTGTATTTTGTATAATTAGATTACACGTTCTTTACGTGCTTAAAGAAAAAAGAAAATAAAAAAAACATTTCAACTCCCGAAGGGAGTTGTAGCATTCTTCTATAAGAAACGCTGTTAGCGTTTATATTTATTCTGATTTGAACACGTTATATGAACTTGCCTTGCTACGCAAGTCAAGTTAAAATTACTTCGTAATTTTATTATCGAATCAATAGATAATATATATGTCGAAGACATATGGCAAGTTACTCGGCAAGTTCTGCCGAAGTACTTGTAAACACTTGAATAACGTAATATACATAAATAACGTGTAACACACGTACAAAACACCCGATATACGTGTACTACACGTTATTATTAATTAATGGGAGGTATTCTTCTGATTTGATAATACAAATTATAATCACGTGTTTCTTCGCCGCCGCAGTTGGTATTGAGTGCCTAATGTACCACAAATTAACAAAATATATTGAGTTATGTACGACAAGTCCTCCTGCAATGGAGGATTTTTTTAGTGAAGAAGAGTTAAGTAGAATAGAAAAGAATAAAGCGTTTGACGCACGTATTGCCGAGTTACGAGAAGAACTTGGTATAGGTGCGGAAATACGTTTATCGGAAACTGAACCAGCAGCGGAGTTGCATCCTGCCGTACACAATATTCCACACAATGCGGTACATATCGATGGATATAACGCTTTGCCGGACGTGGAATGGAATGATTAACGTGTGATGTACGTGTAGGTCCTCCATGTAGCTTGTTCTGACATGGTTAAAACCCTTGTGCACGGGCAGGAAAGTGTTCCATAAAGTTGGCTTTCCACTTTAAATAACACGTAAATCGCCGATGTACTTCTGCTGTACGTGAGAACGCCGATGTACGTGAAGAACTTAATGGAGGTTTAATGAAACAACTTACTATTCCTGATGTGGTTAGAATTGGTGCAGATGATTTTAAAATAGTCTATCCAGAAGTTATTATTATTGGCAATAAATGTGATTATGCTGGCAGCATTAATACTGAAACCAAACAGATTGCATTACTTGAAGAATATACACCAGAACAACGTTTATCTCCGTTCTTTCATGAGTTAGTACATGGCATTTTTCGTGAAGCAAATCTTCGTGAATTATTTGAAAATGAAGATGTTGTAGATCGTGTCGGACGTGTTCTGCATCAAATCATGAGAGACAATTATTTTTATAAAGATGTGGTTGAAAAGAAAACTACACGTAAATCGGTGGTGAGGAATCGTGGATAAGGTAGTCTTAAAATTTATCGCCGATATACTCTACATCAAAGGCATCATACTTTTTGAAGAACTTGAAGCAATCTATGAAGCCAAGTCTTTTTCTGATTTGGACACGATAGTTAAAAAGATTGAAGGTGGTGAGTATCGTGTCTTCAGAGGAGAAACTTACAACATTATCGAACCGAAACCCCTCCCAACTTTCGATGATTGAAAATAACACAAATAATCTTTCTTCTGATGTGTCAAAACAAAATGCTAAACCTATTATTGATGAGGAAAAAGAAACACACCTAATGGCGTTATCTGCGAAAGAGCAGCGGTTTGTGCAGCTGTATTTAACAGGACAATATACTATACCTAAGCTGGCACAGCTTCTTGAGTTACACCCAAACACATTGTGGAAGTGGTTGAAACGAAAAGATATCAAAACAGTCATTGAAGAAACACAACTCATGACGCATGAAGTGGTTGCAACGCAACTACAAAACCTGACGCTGAAAGCGACAAACAAACTCAATTCTCTCCTTGATTCGCCTATTGATGGTGTTGCGTTGCAGGCAGTTAAAGATGTTCTCGACCGTGGAGGACACAAACCAAAACAGGAAATGAAGATTGAGAAGACTGTCATATCATATGAACAGCAACTTAACAATCTCATCAAAGAAGTTATTGATGTGGAGGAAGTCTATGAAATATCGGAAGAAACCTGTTGTGATTGAAGCATTGCAATTTAAAACAAATAATGAACCAAAAGGTTCACCAAACATGGATAGTATTGTGAATTGGGCAAATCAAGGGAAAGACAAAATTAATGCATGGCATAATGGCACAAATATTTTCATTAGCACTTTAGAAGGTGAAATGAGAGCTGATGTTGGTGATTTCATTATCAAAGGTATTCAAGGAGAATTCTATCCTTGTAAACCAGATATTTTTGAAAAGACTTATGAAAAAGTGGAGGAAGAATAATGGGTAAAACTCTTGATATTTCTGAAGTTAAAGGTGCAAAGGCTAATATTTCTGATTTGAAAGTTTATGGTGATGGTGATACATTTCATCTACTTTGTAAGGCTTCAAGTCAGAATGAAGGTTGGATGAAATCAACTAAAGTTTGTAATGTTTATGGTGGTTGTATCGTCCAAGTTACTACGCAACAACTTAATCCAGATGGTTCTTATTCAGTAGCTGAAGCACTTACTTTTGTACCGAATAATCATATTGATTTGGAATCTGAGCCAAGAAAAATCATACAAATTTGAGGTTTGAATGGCTAAGTTGACAAAAGAACAACTTTTCTTTTGGAAACTAAAACACGATAAAAAATGGTATGTAGAAAAGTTCTTAAAAATCCGTAATAAACAAGCAAAGATAATACCCTTTGTTCTTAATCCTGCACAAAAAATCGTTATGGATATCATTGAAAAAGATGAAAGAGAGGGAAGATTAAAACGTTACATCGTACTGAAAGCACGACAAATGGGATTATCAACCCTCTTTGAAGCATTAATCTTTCATGATACGGCAAATAATGATAACAAAACGTCGCTGATTGTGGCACATGAGGATACCGCATCTTCGAATTTATTCAATATGTCCAAGTTATATTATGAAGAACTTCCCGATCTCATCAGGCCAATGAAGAAGTATTCAAATGGACGTGTTTTACAGTTTGAAAATCCAGAAAATGACGAATCAATTAAGAAAGATAATCCTGGTCTTCGTTCCAAAATTACTATTGCAACCGCTGGAACAGGTGAAGTAGCACGTTCATCAACAAATCATAATGTCCATGCTTCAGAAGTGGCCTTCTGGCCTGATGCGAGTACAACGATGTTGTCACTTATGCAGAGTGTGCCGGATGAATTAAATACCTTGGTCGTACTTGAAAGTACTGCAAATGGTGTTGGTGATTACTTTCATGATATGTGGAATAAGGCTGTTCGTGGAGAGAATGAATTTACTCCAATATTCCTTGCATGGTTTGTAGACCCAACATACACACGTAATTTCCCCTCAGAAGCCGCTAAACAACAATTCCTTGAGGAAATATCTATCATCTCTACAGATGGCAACGGAGGGCAAGTACGGACGTATGAGTGGGAATTAATGAATAAACATGGACTCACACTTGAACAACTCAATTGGCGACGATATACAATAGCCAATAAGTGTCAAGGTGATGAGGAAAAGTTTATGCAGGAATACCCAAGTACACCAGAAGAAGCGTTTATCTCATCAGGTAGACCAAAGTTTAGTATTAAAGCCTTAAAGAAATATCAAACCATTACCAAAGCACCCCAACGTGGATATTTGCAATTGTGTCCGGATGGTGGTGTTTCTTTTATAGAAGACCCAAATGGTTATATATCAATTTGGAAACATCCTGAACCTGGACAATTCTACTGTATTGGAGCAGACGTGGCTGAAGGACTTGTCGAAGGTGACTATAGTGCAGCATGTGTTGGAAATTCTGAAACATTTGATATTGAAGCTATATGGCATGGTCATATTGACCCTGATTTATATGGTCTTGAATTACAAAAGTTAGGCAAATTCTATAATGATGCGTATCTTGGTGTGGAGAATAATAATCATGGTCTTACAACACTCACCACTCTTAAGAAGCAAGAATATTGGAATTTGTACTTCTCCAAATCATATGACAAGATTTCAGAAAAAGTCACACAGAAACTTGGTTGGACAACTTCAAGCAGAACTAAACCATTGATGATTGATAAATTAGCAGAGTTTATCAGGGAGTTTTATTTAGGTATTTATTCTGATTTGATAATTAGTGAAGCATTCACATATATCATTGAAGATAATGGTAAAACCAATGCTCAGATCGGCTGTTATGACGATACTATAATGGCTACTGCTATTATGTTACAATTACTTTTAGAAGGTAAAGGAGATTCATACGTTCCCGAGATCCCTATCGATCAGAGAAATAATATAAAAAAAGATATCATAGACCCTCTGTTTGAATCAAACGAAAGCGATGAGTTTTCTGATTAACAGGAGGTGTTTTTTTTGTCAAATACTGTTCAAATCGAACAGGAAAATATGCAATTAGCCAGTAAATGGCACATGAAATTTAAAGAAGCTATGGTGTATAAAGCAAGTTACACCAAAAGGTGGCAAGAGTATGATGAAGCATACGCTGGTGAATACAGTAAGGGTCAATCTCTGCCGGATTACAAATCTAACATCATTAGCAATTATATCTTTTCCACTGTGGAAACTATTCGACCAATTATGCTTGAATCAAATCCAAAATTCCAAGTCATGGCAAGGCAACCAGAAGGCTTAGCATTTACTACTGATGTGAATGAAGCGATGAGTTATGAATGGGATAGGGAAAAGATGACACGTAAAGTATGTGCTGAATTGATTCCAGTTCTCGTTCGTGGCACATCTGTATTCTTTGTTCCATGGAATGCTGATGAAAAGAATACCAAATATATTCCTGTATCTGCATATAATATCTTTCCGGACCCACTTGCAACATGTGTTGAAGATGCAGAATATATAGTTTATGCAACTTATAGTCACGTAAATCGATTAAAAAAACTATTCCCTGAATACGCCGATAAACTTAGTGGTGGAAGTGTTAAGTACAGCGAATTGGTTTATAACAATGATTTGAATGCTCGAATTGATAATCAAGTTCTTTTACTTGAAGTTTGGTGTAAGGATTATGAAACCATTGAAGAAAATGATGGTAAAGTAAAACGCATCAAATATAAATATCCAAAAGGTCGTCATATCATCGTCGCACCAGAATTAGGTTTGGTCTTGTTAGACCAAGATAATCCATACGATGATGGTGAACATCCTTTTGTACTCATTAAGGATTATGATGTACCTGGCAAGTTTTGGGGTGAAGGTGAGCCAAGTCAGATGCTTTCACCGCAAAAAGGTATGAATGATCTATACAATGCTATTATTGATAACGCCAAAGCGACAGCAAATTCACCATGGGTTATTGATAAGAATAGTGGTATTGGACAAGGAAAGATTACTGCACGACCCGGCCTTATCTTGCGTAAAAACCCCGGCTCTGAAGTGACACGCTTGCAGCCACCTGGTATGCCTATGTATGTGCCAAACACAGTTGAAACACTTAAATACGATCTGCAAGAAGTAAGTGGTGTGTTTAATTCCCTTAAAGGTAACTCATCCACTGGTGTTTATACTGCACAAGGTATCCTTGCTCTCAAAGAAGCTGGTGAAACACGCATCAGATTGAAAGTGAAGTTGCTTGAAGATGCACTTGGTGAAATGTGCCGTAAGGGTTTTTCACGTTGTCGGCAGTATTGGAAAAGTGACAAATGGATTCAAATCACTAGAGCAGATGGTTCTTATGATTTGAAAAAGTTTATTACTGATAGTTTGAAATACGATTATGATATTAAAATTACAGCTGGTTCCACAATGACGGTTAATCGTGGTGCAATGCTTGATTTGATGATTCGTTTGGCGCAAACGCCAATGCCTGATGGACAAATGCTTGTCGATCGTGAAGCTGTTGCAGAGTATTTGCCTGAAGAAGTTAAAGCATCGTTGCTTAGACGTATGGGTAATAAGCAACAAGCTATTGAACAGCAAGTACAGCAATTCCAACAGATGATTGAACAACTTACTCAACAGATGCAGCAATACATGCAGCAAAATGACGCTAATGATAAAGAAACATTAGCCGTTGTTGAACAAATGACAAGTGCTATTGAAAGGATAAATAAGCAAATTATACAACTCCAAAATAAGCATGATAAACTTGAGGAAGATAAGAGAAAAGAAGAAGAACAGCAAAAAATAAAAATCAATTCGTATAATGAAGGTTTTGCTGATGCGGAGAAATACTATGTTCCCGAATCAGAAGGAGGTGCTGATTCAGTTTCTTCGCAGCCAGATGGACAACAATTACCTGATGAAATCTTAACTGGACTTAATAATATGTCTGATGATGAGTTAGCAGTTGTACTTCAGCAGAATCCTGATTTGATGGAATTATTAAATATGGAACAACCACAATAACGTGGATTCCAAGGAGGAAATGAATTGAATATCACTCAATATCGAGAAATGAAGGCGAAGGAAACGGCTCAGAAAACTGAACAACCGACCACGCCAGAGCAGAAAACTGAAAATAACACAACGGAAGTTGTTGAAAATAAACCAAAACAATCAGAGGAGAAAGAAAAACCCTCTGATTTTGTTTTACCCGAGAAAATCACAATTGATGGTATTGGTGAAATTTCTGTTGATGAATTGAAAAATGGATATCTTCGCCAATCAGATTACACCAAGAAAACTCAGGATTTATCAAAACAACGTACTGAAACAAAAGAAGCAATTGCTTTCTTTGATTATCTGAAAGCCAATCCTGAAGTTGCGAAACAAGTTGTTGAAATTACAAAAAACAAAACACCGCAGTCTGTTGACCCAAATCAATCTGAGATTGTTGCGTTAAAAAACACGATCTATGATTTGAAACTTGAAATGGAAATCAGCAAATTGCAAGGTAAGTATTCAGATTTTGAAGTACGTGAAGTTCTTGAAATGGCAAGAGATAAAGGATTAACCAATTTGGAAGATGCTTATAAACTTGTCAAATCAACAAAGCCTGTTCAGACCGAACAGATCGATAAAGAAACACTTAAAGCACAACTTCGTGAAGAAGTTTTAAAAGAAATAGAAAACGAAAACAAATCAACCAAAACAATTATTTCTACGACAAATAGTGCTAATCCCATTGTTACTGACAACACGCCCAAAATCTCTGATGCTGAAAAGCTCGTTGCTAAGAAAATGAGACTTTCAGAGAGTGATTACATCAAATGGCGTGATGCAAGTAAGAAAAAGAAATAATTGAGGAGGATTTTTAACAAATGGCTGTTGATTTTAAATGGTTAGGTTTACAGATGTTTGCTACACCTGTTCAACCTACTACTGAAAATACAATCTATTATACTGATGCAGATGTAGTCAATGAGACTAATTTTGGTAAGTTACTCGAACCCGGCTTAAGGAAGATTTTCTTCGAGACTTACGATGAACTCCCTGAGCAGTTTCCTCGAATCTATAATGTAATGGATTCTGATAAAGCTCAAGAAAAAGATTGGGGTATGGGTGCTTTTGGTGATTGGACTGAACGTACAAGCCAGTTCGACACTGTTGCTTACAAAACTCTGTCTCCTGGTCTTGAAAGAACGTACACACACTCTGCGTTTACCCAAGGTTTCATTATCACTCGTGAAATGTTTGATGATGAGCAATATCGTCAAATCGAAAAGATGCCGAGAGCAATGGCAAGAAGTGGACGTGCTAAGGTTGAGAAGGATGCAATGATTCCTCTCGTTAATGGTTTCACAACTGTTCTCTATGATGGAAAAGCTTTGTTTGCTAATGACCACCCTCTGCTTGATTCTACTGGTACTGGTGATAACTTGCAGACAGGTGCATTAACTGATGTAAACTTAAAAACTGCCCTTCAGTTGATGAGACAGACTGTTGATGAAGCTGGTAATCTTGCTCAGTTTAAAGCAACAAAACTTATCATCCCTCCGGCATTGGAAGATACTGCAAGACGTTTACTGCACTCTGCACAAGTTCCTGGTTCTGCAAATAACGATACTAACGAATATTTGCAATCTGCTGGTCTTGAAATCGTCATTATGGATTATCTCTCTGCTGCTGCTGGTGGAAGTGATACAATGTGGATTCTCCAAGACGGTGCAAGACATGAATTGAACTTCTTCTGGCGTGTAAGACCTGAATTCAAGTGGGAAGAAGATTTCGATTCCTTCGTCAGCAAATATCGTGGTTATATGCGGTATTCAATGGGTGTAAGTGATTGGAGAGGAATGATCGGTTCTACTGGTCTGTAGTAATGAGGGAGAGTAACCCTCTCCCTTTTTCTTAAAATATAAGGAGGTAAATTAATGAGTTATTCTAACGTTCCCGGTGTAAACGGCATTGCTGGTCAATTTAATGACCTTGGCGAATGTGAGCATAATCTGTTGAAATGTTTGAAAATCCCCATTAGTCATACAATGTTTACCGGTACAAGTGAGGTTATTATCCATACTGCTTTGCCGAGAGCGATTGTTGAGAAGGTTCTTATCAATGTGACTACTGCTGAAGCGACCGGAACAACCAAAACCATTAACATTGGTACTGCAACTGCTGATAGTGGCGACCCAGATGGTTTTATTGCTGCTGCAAGTGTTGCTGCTGTTGCTGCTGTTAAAGGTGCTGGTGCATTGGTTGGCACGATTTGTCCGGCAAGTGACAGAATTGTTGCTGTTGCACCAAATGCTTTCAGTGAAATGCATGCTGATGTGTATATCTTTTACACTGAAATCTAATCGAATCAAATCAAGAATATTGGGGTGACTATGCGTTGCCCCTTTTCTTCTATAAAGGAGGTTTTCTATGTCTAATAGAACCGCACGTTACAATGGAAATGCGATGCGAATCATAGATAATGGCGACAATAGTTTCTCATTTGCTGCAATAGAATTGCCATCAACAAAGATATCTTCCACAAGTTTCACCAGACCAGCAGATACAACTGCATATACAGCAAATGATGTTGTTGGTCCTGCTGTTACTGGTAATCTATCTTTTTCTGATGTGTCAATGATAAGTGGTGCACCTATTAAGATCGAGTCGGCAATGATGGAAATTGATGTTGCTGCTGTACCGAGTGGAATGTCCACATTCCGATTACACATTTATAATGCAGCACCAACTGCGATTGCCGACAATGCAGCGTTTAATCTTATCGCTGCTGACAGATCGAAATATCTAGGTTATATCACTTTTTCTACTCCTGTTGATTTTGGAGATACGTTGATAAGTGATGTGAGTGCCTTAAAGAAAATCATCAAACTTGCCGATAATAGCACATCCCTTTATGGCATTTTGGAAACCATTGGTGCGTATACACCAACATCTGCAGCAGTTAAGAAAATTACACTTGTTACATCTTTAGCATGATGAGGTGAAATATGGAAAGAAAATTAGACATTCCATTAAACGCAAATGAACGTTATTTATATGCTATATGTATGCGTCTTGATGCGTTAATTGAAATGATGAATAGTTTTATTCAAGTCTATGCAAATCAAAATAATCTTGCAACTACGCAAAACGTTGTTGAGGAAAAGGTGACAAAACCTCGCAAATCAAAGGGGTGATAATGTGACAAGGATACAACTGATTTTAAGAGTTAGAAGTTATACACGTGACTTTTCAAATTCAATCTTTCGTGAAATTGATATTACTGATTATCTGAATGAAGCGATCGATAGAGTGCGTGAAGTTATAACTGAATGTGAAGGTATGGTGTATTTAACAAATAACTCTGATGTGCCGACGTTATTACCGAGTCAATATCACTACCTGCTTTCTGTGTACGCCGCATCACGCTGCTATTCCCAAGATGGGAATGATTATAAAGGCGGCGATATGATGAATGAATTTGAAAGTAAACTAAACGAGTTGCAGACCAAAATTGATAATGGTGATGTGATTATTACTGATATAAACGGCAACACAATTACCAATGATAATCCTATTGATTATGTTGATTTAAGTGCTTATTGGAATGCAAATCAATTTGATACCGAAGAAGAATTAGGAGTTGAGGGGGTTGAATAATGGCTTTTATACGTAAAAAACTTCCTTCTCCTAATGTTGTTTATACTTTCTCCCTTCAAGATTTTACTGGCGGCCTGAATAATCGATCGGAAGTATTAGAACCAAATGAAGCTAAATCACTGATGAACGTGCGTTTTGGTGATAACACATCAATTGAAAATAGACCTGGGCAAAATTATTATGACGATCTGCAATTAGATGGTGAAGTGGTGTTTATAGATGAATATAAACCATATAACGATCTTCCGATGTTTATACGTGCTACTGAACGTGAGATATATGTGAATAACACGTTGTTGACAAATATTGCAGGGAAACCTTGTGGTGTTACACATCAAGGTAAATATTTCTTTTGTGATGGGGATAAATTGTATTGTTATGGTAAATTCGACCAAGTAACCAGCACGTATATCAATGTAATCGGCACGCCTAATCCAAGTTATTGTTTAATGACAGTTGTGAGTCCAGATATTGCTGCGGTACGTCTTAATACTGACCACACACAAGGTGTATTAAATATTGATTACACGAATATGCAAATCTATTATGTACCATGTGAAAATGAATTCGTAGACACTTTTAGTGGTGCGAATGTTGTGCCTGATAATTTGAAATATATCATTTCACATCAAGGAAGATTATTTGCATCGGGTTGTGCAGAAGATGATGATAATGTATTTATTACTGATTTGCAGCATCCTTTTTATTATCCAGTATCATTGCCAATGCAAGTACCACCTAACTCAGATAAAATACGTGGATTATGTGTTTATGATAATAGTGTGATTGTTGGCAGAGAGAAGGATATGTATGTCATTACTGGTGATACAAATATTATTGACACTGGTGCTGATGTATTTGCATTAAAGCGTCTTAACACACATACCGGCATCGCTAATCATGATTCGATGAAAGTGGCTCATAATTATTTATTCTATCTTGGTAGTGATGGTATTGTATACAGTCTCGCATCAGCAAATAACAATAATGAGAGAGTATTGGCAACTGTTAATATCAGTAAGAATCTTGATTTGACAAAAGAGCCGTTAAACTTTTATCTTTATGAAATTGATTATGCAACTGCTTTCTTTTTCAATAATGAATATTATCTTAGTATATCAGATAAAGTTTTGGTTTACAGTTATCTCAATCAAAAATGGGTTATCTCAAAAGGATTAGACGCAAGTTCATTCTATTCTAAAGATAATAAATTGCTCATCGGTAGGCTAGATGGTACAACATCTTTTCTTGATGAGAACACGTATTTAGATTTTGGTAAACCTTATCAAGCATCATTTTATTCTGCAAATCTTGATATGAGTGATGCAGTTATTTATAAATACTTCCGTGAATTTTATCTTGTAGCACACGTATTTCAGGATTATCCATCAGATATCACTGTGTTGTTTGAAATTGACTATATTGATGTTGTAGATCGGCTCATCATATCAAATCAGATAAGTCAGTTTGGCAAAGCAATATGGGGAGACTCACGATTTATTACACGTAATATTGCTGAAAGTCTGCCATTTATAATTGGAAGACGTGGACGTAATATTCGTTTTAAATTATCTTGCAGTTATGATGTTGATGGTGAAGTTGATTTTTATTCTGATTTGACAGCGTACACAGGTAAGGTTGATGGACTCTTAGTATACGTGGCAGACGAAGACTGTTACTATTTATATATAGATGGTCAATGGCTTGCACAATCACTTTATGATTTGGAACAACGAATGAAATTCTATCAAATCAATGGTGATTATGAGAAACGTGGAAAGAGGTGATTGAGTGACAATTTCAAATTTAACATTATCTTATCCAGACTTTGTTCTTGGGCAGATAATTAATCCAGATGAATTTGACCAAAACAATGATGAAATTGTTGATAAAATAAATGAAACAATAAATGCTATAAATGCAGATGTTGCTGAATTAGTAACACATAAAACATCAACCGATCATGACAGTCGATATTATACAGAAACTGAAGCTGATGCAAAATATGCAACCAAGGCTGAAGTTACTAGTATTGAACTTGGACAAATCACAGATGGTTCACTTACTGATGTGAAGTTGTCTAATACAGCAGGGCAAATTAAAGATCGTGTGAATATATTGGAATCTATTGCTGTATATGAATCTGCAAGTGGTACTGGTACAGTTATTACCTTATCAGATGTTGTATTATCAGATAATTATCCTAAGACATTCATAGCCGGTGCAAATAATGTTGGCGCAGCCACTACCATCAACGGCAAGCCGCTATATAAACCAAACACAACAACCGCCCCGAATCTCGTTGCAGGAAAAGCCTATACCGTTTGGTATGACTTATCAGGTGACTGTTTTTTTGTCAAAGCTAGTGCGGAAGGTGATGCCGTTGCTGCAAACGTACTAGCCACTAAAACATTCAGCAACGACAGCGATACCGGTATAGTCGGAACAATGCCAAACCGGGCCGGTGACACTGCGGCTCTGTCCAGTGAAGTATCTGGGACAACGCTTAAACTTCTAGCCTCTGACGGATACCGGGACGGTGTAGATGATAAGGTTACTGTCACGGATTCAAATTTTCTGGCGGAAAATATAAAAAAGAATGCAGAACTTTTTGGTCTCAGTGGTTCTTATGACGCATATGAGAAGAATGTTACTATATCTCCTGGAGCTTTCGGTACGATGTCTTTTGTTAGAAGCGCTATAGCATGTAGTTACACATCTTATGGTGGTTTTTTAGGCGCTATTTCTGCAAATGGCAAATACGGCCTTCAAGTCAGTTTAGGATTAACCTATCTCATGGTTCTTGATCTAGTAAACAATACGAATTCGCTAAATATTGCATTGTCTAATTACGCCGCCGTTGCTGTGATGAATGATGGTAGTTTTTTCATTGCAAACTCTTCTGATAAAAAAATATATAAGTATAATTCTAGCGGAGTTAATATCGCAACGTCTTCAGCTTTCACTTACGCTGTTGGCGCTATGTCTTTATCTATTGACGAGGACGCATTGTATGTCGTATTTGGCACATCGTCACCAATGGTTAAGCTAAACACAAATACTTTAGCAACTATTGTTACTTCATCTGGTTCGTATACTACAAACAGAGACAAATTCTTTGTGGACTCAGAGTATGTGTTTATGTTCGACACAACCTCTGGCGTTACTAAAATAACAAAAATAAATCGAAGCACTCTAGCATTAGTCGCTGTTAGTTCCGCTATAACGTATTCGTATAGATACGCTTTGAATGGTAATTATTCACAGAACATCATATATTTTAGTTATAGAGATGGAAGTAACTATGGTTATTCTTATGGGTATTCTTATACAACTTTGGCACAATGCACAGCCGTTGGAAGATCAAACAACATAAACTACTGTATAGCAACTTACCCGTTAAGTAATATTGGAGCATTCACTATAATATATAATATGTCTAATTATTGTGTAATTTTGAATGGAGATCAATCTTATCCGATAGATACCGGAATCTATATTATAGATGCCGCATTTAATCTAATCGGTGTAGGTCTTGCTATAATTAGCAGCTCGTCTACTATTTACTGTTATAAAATATCAAGTTTATTAAAATAAGAACGTTTGGAGGGATGCTTAATGCCTTATATCTTTGGAAAAAAAGAAAATGATCTCGTTACCGTAGAGAGTTTTGTTCTTGTAGACGATTCTTTAAGTCAAGATGACAAAAACAAAGGGTTTTATGTTAACAGCGCTCCACAAGAAGAGTTTATAGAGGGTAAGGTTGTTATTAAAACATATTTAAATCTTACCACCGGTGTGTATAGCTTTGATTATGCCGACAAACCAGTCGAGGACTCTGAAAAAATAACACAAATGCAGGAAGAAATCGACCTGCTCACGCTTGAAATCGCGACACTCAAAGGGGTGTAATTTATGAAACAGATAAAAGCAGACCATAAGGCTAAAATCCTTGCCAAAAAGGAAACGATCTGGAACAGGATTCTAGATCGATTAGAGAAGAAGGGTAAAGTTAAGAACAAAGACAAAGTATTAAAAGCGTTGATGAAATAGAGGTGCATAAATGGATGTTTGTGTTTTTCATGAAGAAACACAATCCAACATAAAAGACTTACAAACAAGAGTAAGTAAACTTGAATTATCTGATGCGCAAAAAAATATTCAATTTGATAACCTATCCAAATCAATAGATGATTTTAAAATAGATTTGAAATCAGATATTGCGTGTATCAGAAAAATATTGGATAACGAAAGACAAAAACCAGCAGATCGATATGCAGCACTAACAACAGCTGCGATAACAACAATTCTCGTTTTTATTGTTCAGTATTTAATGAAACTCATTTTAGGTACGTGATATGAAAATAAAAAAACCCAACACATCCACACTTATTGTGTGGTTTGTCTTTTTCGTGCTGGCTGCATTCACCATTAAAATTCTACAGATTGTTGAAAATGGTGGGCAAGAGCCAGCAGTATTGATCGGTGCTGTATTTGCTTTTTGTACTGGTGAGTTTATTAATCTTACTGTTATTAAACGGACTAAGATTAAACATGGGGTGAAGAAAAATGATTCCAATGAAGGATGCGACAATAACCAAATGTTATAAAGAATTACCCGGTTCCAATATCACATATCGTAAAGGATATCACACTGGTGTTGATTTGATTAGTACTGACTATAACATTTATGCAGCACTTTCTGGAACAGTTATAAGAGTTTATTATGATGCGAAGGGTTGGGGAAAGTACGTTATCCTACGTGTTACAGCATGTAATGGAAAACAATACGATTTAATACACGCACATTGTGACAAACAATATGTTAAAGAAGGGCAAAAAGTAACTGAAGGATTTAAGTTTGGATTTATGGGTGCAACAGGTCAAGTAACTGGTGCGCATTTACACTTTGAAGTACGTGAAGTACCTTGGACAAATGGCAAAGATATTGACCCTTGCGTGTTTCTCGGTATTAAAAATGAGAGAGGCAAAGTGATGAGTACAAGTTCAGCAAAAGTTGTTATTCCAACCGGCAATAACATTACACCTTTCAAATCAGGTAATGGATGGCTTGAAGATTTGCCTGAACGTACAATTGCACATCAAGATGCATATAATTATATTTGTTTTTGGAAAGATGGTCGTGTTACTGAACATAAAAGAAATCAACCAATTGTTGAGTGGAAATAAGGAGGATTTAACATGCAGGATGTATTGATTCAAGTTTTCACATCAAACGCAGCGTTATCATTATACGTTGCTATACTTGCACTCATCGTTGGTGTTTTGATTAAACGTTATCCATGGATAAAAAAATACACCAACATTGCTATTGATGTATTTGCATGGATTGAAGAAAACTACAAATCATGGGGCATCAATGGTAGTGAAAAGATGGATTATTTTGTGAAGGATTTTATTGCTGATTATACAAAACAATATGGTGAAACGCCTTCTATTGATGTGATAGAAAAAGCCAAAGCACTTGTTGAATCACTTGTTGCTAAACAGAATGAAATTGCAGGAGGTGTTGTGGATGGCAACAACAACTAAACCAACTGTAACTGTTGTTAAAGGGTCTGTTGATGAGCAGGCCCTACGTTCTCAATATGGCGACAGTATCAATATACAATATGGTAATAATCAGTTTACCGGTTCTAATCGTACTGATACAAATCAACAGTATCAGAATTATCTTTCTCAAAACGGTGTCACTGCTGCTAATAATTCTGTTGATTTGAAATCACTTACCGGCACAAAAGTTGTCAATGGCAAATCAGCAGATGGCAGTAGTGATTTGGATGCTGCATTAACGAGTCTTTTAAATCAAGCACAAGCAAATTCAGATGCTTATCTTCAATCACAAACAGCTATGTTACAATCCAATCTAAATTCTGCAATTGCAGAATTACAAAAGACATATCAAAATGCTGTTGCTGAAGGTGAAATCAGTGTCCGTGATGCGGAAGATAATCTTGCATCAGATGTTGCTGCTATTCAAAAAGAAGCTTATAACGATGCCGAGAAAACGGCTGTATTTGGTCAGCAACAAGGTATTCAAAACAGTCAACAAATGGTTGGTCTTATGGCTGGTGACGCTGCACGAAAAAATACCAACATCACTACAGCACAGAAAACTCGTGACCAAACCGTTGCTAATATAAAAACACGTCTTAACGCTTTAAAGGCAAATACTGATACTGATATTGCAACAACCAACGCTAATTACAATTCTGATGTGGCTGCTGCATCTGCGCAAGCAAGTCAAATGTATAACTCATCTGTGATGGGAATACTTGGTGATGATTATAGTAATAAACAAAACCAATTCTACACCGAAAAGAATGCTGCAACTGCACAACAAAATGAATTAGCACAAATGGCTAAACAGCAAGAATATACTCAAACTAATATGAACTTAGAACAAAAATATAAAAAAGAATTAGCTGCTATTGAAAATTCATATCAACTTGGACAGATAAGTGCTTCGGCAGCTGCAAATGCAAAAGCTAAACTAGCTGCTGACCAATCTGAATTTATTCAGATGTGTAAAGCATATGGCATCAATCCAAATGCAAGTGATGCAGCGTATCAATTACGTGTTGCACAAATCAATGAAAGTCAAGCTATTAAAAAAGCTGATATTTTTCTTGATGCATCAACTAAAGCTGAAGCTGATAGCATTATTAACAACCCTGCATTGAAGTATTCTGATGAGGAAAAATTGAGTTATAATCCTTTTGATGATTCGAACATTTTTAACTATAATCCATACACTGGAACAAGTAGTTCAACTGGATATTATGACCCTATTTTTGCACCAATGTGGCTTGGTAATTTAATCGATAATCAAGATCGCTCATCAGATGAACAATTAGCCTCTAAGAAAGCAGCACAAGCAGCTTTAGAGAGATTGTATAATCCTACTTTTAAATAAAAATAGGGGCATATTGTATGACTAAATATAAAACTGATTATTATTTTAAAAACAAATATATTACAAATCGTACTACCAAAGCTGACCCTGAATTAGTTAAATTGTTTTCATCTAACAATTATTTTAACATTCCATCACAACGATCAGGTCTTGACCGTGTTTTGGATGCTGTATCTATTGGCAATTATCTTACTGCTGGTATTGCCGATGCACTTGTAAAAAAGGATTTATCTGTTTCTGATGCGATAGTGAGGGCATTGAGAGCAGCAAATCCTTTTGGTGAAGGTTATGAAAATGGTGAATATCATTATAGCCAAGTATTAGAAGATGCTGGTTGGAAACCTGAAAGCACCGGCGGGCGTATTGCGAAAGGTGTTGTTGGGTTTATTGGTGATGTGTTATTAGACCCTACCACGTACCTCACAGGTGGTGCATCAGCATTATTACGTGGAACAGGTAAGGCTGGTCTGAAACTTACACATACTGCTGATGCGGTTAAGGATATTGCCAATACTGGCGGTATGACTGTTGATATGGCAAAAAGTATTCTTAGCAAATCAGGAAAGCAAATAGATAATATTGACGAAGCTGCTGAGAAATTTGTTAAGGCTTATAATAAGGTCGCCGGAGTTAGAAGTACTAATGCCGATCTCACGTTCGGTCCAAGTAATCTTCCGTTTGGCGAAAGATTGTTCGGCAAGAATAAGCGTATCACATTAGCTAAAGCCAAGACGCTTGAGGATATTGGTGAAGCAACTCTTGCACCACATTACGCAAGATTGCGTGATAGTATTTATGGAAGTCAATTGGGTAAGTTGTTTTCCACAAAATCCTCGCTTTATCAGGCAAGTAAAACTAGACCTGATGTAGTTTATAAAGTACTCGATTATGCGGAACATACACGTGGCCTTAAAGGCGATAAAATCGCTGCAGAGAAGGCCATACGTGATTATGCTGCACAATATGATTTGACGCCAGATGATACTCGGCAAATCATAGAACTGATGCAGGATAAGTCAAAATGGTCACGTGTTGCAGAACTTGTGAAATTTATGGATACACGTGAAGCTAAACTGATGCAGAATGAGTATCGATATAAACAAACCGATGCTGAAACAAGATTAAGTGATTTGGAAAATCGTAAAGCTTTCTTTGAAAACACTGGAAAGAGTCTTGATGAGCAAATCGTTGATATACAAAATGATTTACATCATGCGCAAAATGGTTATGAAGAATCAATTAAGAAGTATATTGGTGAAATGGCAACTGATGAGGAAGTACAGAAATATACCAATGCGTTGTTGGGTAAAAGTACTGAAACACATACATCGGCTGATTTACTTGAACAGTACAAATCATATAAGAGTGCTGCTGAGATAGCACAAAAGGAAAGAGGACGGCTTGTAAAGGATGAATCTTTCTCTGATTTGGATTATGCTGATGAGATAAAAGGTATTACTGATGTGGATAGGCCTAAACTCATCAAATCACTTTCACATGATTTGTTTGGAAAAGATGATATGATTTCTAATAGTGTTCCGGAAGAATATCTGGACATTGTTTTTAACATGCTTGGAAAAGGCAAATCAAAGGATATGATAGTAGATTATATTGATTCCAATTCATCGCAATTCAGTGGCAAGGCCAAGACGATCTATTCCTTCATTGCTAAACAACTTGGATATGGTGAAGGAAAACAATATAAGTCGTGGAAAGAAGTTGTTGAAGCAAATCAGAATAATCCCAATTTCATCAATACAGAACGTGATAGGAAATTACTATTACGTGCATTAACGTCTGCCAAAAACACAGATGAAATGAAACAAATCATGACTGATGTGGAAAATAAGCAATTTGAAAAAGTTTTCAATGAAGAAAGAAAACTCATCGATGAGAAGAATAGAAATGAATTCATTGACAGCGATTCAGCTATGGAAACTGAATTCAAAAGCCGTAAAACTATTTATAAAAACAACTATTCTCTTGATTTGTATGTACAAGATAAATTCCCAAAAGGTGTTAAGAATATTGATTCGAATCCTGGTTTTTCCAAATACATCAAACAACTCAAATTTGAAATGCAGAAGTTTATTAAGGAAACATTTAATGTCGATGATTTCAGTAAGTTGAGTGAGAAGCGACAGAATTGGGCATTTGGTGTTGCAAAAACAATTGTTGATAACGGCGAATCTAAATTTAAAAAGACATTGGAAACAACTGCAAAAGGAGCCTTAAAAGAAAGGCTTATTAAATCACACATTCAGCACGTTAAAGACAATGTACAAATCAATTCTGATGTGAAATTTTCTACTGGCAGCGTTGAACAGAAGATTGCCATTGATGAGAAGATTGGAAAATTACAAGATGAGTTAGTCAAATTTGAAGACGCTTTTAAAAAGCGTGATGAATTGTTTGCAAAACTTATTCCATATCAACAGAAATATACCATTCAGCGCAAATATCAATTTACTGAGGAAGATCTTCCTCACATCAAAACAATGGGTCAAATTAAAAAAGATGCTATCAAGATCGATTTACATTATCCGCAAGATAAATATAAGAAGTTAAAACAAGAAATTTCTGATTTGCAAAAAGAAAAAGATACCATTGGTGAAGGTGGTAAGCAAGCCGGTAAAGTTATTGGAATTGACAATCGTTCCGATGTGCCAACATATCACGTGCAAATGAGCAATGGTAAAGTGGTGCAGATTGCACCGGGTCAAATCACACATGTTGCCAATAAAGCAATTGAAGAAACCCCCATCATAAAAGAGACTATTGAAAACTTCGATGAACTTGAAATGAAGGTTAAGGCACGTGGAGAATATGAAACCTTAGTTGCTGAAAATAAAGCACATATTCTTGATTTGCAAAAAACTATAAGTGACCTTCAAGAGCAGCGTAAGTTAATCAATGATGCTTTAAATAGTAGTGAATTCAAAAATATTGATAATCTTTATTCTGATTTGGAAAAGTATGAAGATATGTTCGCATCACAGGATGCTTTTGAAACTGCTATGAGAAGTATTTATGGCAATGACAAAATTGATGAGATAACTTATAAATCATCACCTAAACTTTATGAAGCTGTACTTGATGAAACTTTAAATGTAAATGATAAAGTACGTGAAGCAGCCACATTCTTTAAAAATGAATTCATAAAGATTGGACATGAAGAAGTCACAATAGGCAAAATGAAGTCTGACCAATTTGAAAAGATGATGTTGGATTATCTTCCTCACATTATTACTCCAGAAGGTGAGGAATTAATCAGAAAGTTTTATGCAAATCAAACTGGTGAAATGCCTGAATATATCAAAAAGATCATTCCTAAATTTGGCACCGATCTTGGATATGGACGTAAATTCAATCCCTTTGCTAAGAGTAGGACTTTAAAAGTGTTGCCTGACGGTGAAGGTGGAGTGATTATTAATCCAACTATTGAACAAATCAATAACTTCTTTAAACCTGTTCTTCAAGGTAAAAACTTCTTCAATGAAAACATCGTTGATATTTATTTGGCACGTGCAATGAAACATACGGAATTGATGTATGACAATGCCTACATGAAAAATATGATGGATACATTTGGTGATGTTTATGATGGAGAAGTAAAAGAAGGTTATGATATTGTTGTCAATTACGGCAGGATGAAGGAAAGTATCAATGATATTGGAAGTGCAAGAGTATCCATTGAAATCAATAAAAGAGTATCTGATTGGTTGGAAAGTGAATTTCAACGTGGATTAGAATCTGAAATAAACGATATTGTTTCAACTAAACTTCATGCATGGAATGTTAAAGAATATGATATAAATAGTGAATATTCGAGATTGTTTGATGCTGAAGTTGGCAGATGTGTAACACAATTTATTAAAGAGACATTTCCATCTGATGTGAGAAGTCAGATATATCAACGTGAAGTAGATAGATTTATGGCTGATAATCACATCACAGGTGTACTTGATGACTTGGCTATGCCGATGTTGAAAATTAATGATGAACAATATAAAGGCATGAAAGGCCATGTTGATGAGTTAAAAAAAGATTATCTCGAATCAATACTTGGTAAGGAAATCATTGATGATAGTAATGTTGATAATATTAAACGTTATTACAAAGGTGGCCTTGTATCACTTCTTAATAGTCATTATTATCGTATCAATGGTAAATCTATGTCTTTCTTTGAGAAGACAGATATTATTGGAATGTCTTCCGATGAAGCACGTGAAGCAATCAAAAATTATTTGAAGAATGATTATTTTACTGATGCGGAAAAACAAAGACTTAATAAGATGCTCACAAAATTAGATATGTATGACAAACTTGGTATTCGTGCAAATCAGGTAGACAATGTTATTGTTGAGAAGGCAAATCAGGCAAGAAAACTTCAAATTGCCAAAGACCAAAATCGTTTCTTGCAAATGTATGATAAGTTTACGCACTTTGTGAAACTGAATCAAACTACTATATTACCAGCGTTTCATTTAAGGAATAAGTTAAGTAACACGTACCTCAACTGGCTCGATGTTGGTATTGATGCATTTAATATTGATTTCCAAAAGAACGCTTTTAAAGCGATAGTGAACCAAGGAAAAACAGAAGCCATGCTTACAAAACAGTTATCATGGAGTAATGTCTATGATTTTGCTATGAAATACGACGTAATTAACACTGGTTACTTTGCTATGGATGTTGGTGTTGGTGCAGAAAGTAAAGGTGTACTTAAAAAAGTACCTCGGAAGTTTGATGTTACCAATACTAAAGATTTCATCCTTTATAAGAAAGGTGCAGAGATCGGTGGTAAGATTGAGAATCAAGATAGACTTATCCACTTCGCATCGTTGTTGAAGAAAGGTTATGCACCGCAGGACGCCGCTGCCAAAGTTGATGAATTCCTCTTTAATTATTCTGATTTGACTGAGTTTGAACAGAGTGTTATGAAACGTGTATTGCCTTATTACACGTGGCTCAGAAAGAACGCTGAGTTGCAATTGCGTGTGTTATTAGAAAATCCTAAGAAGTTTTTATATGTATCAAAAGTGCTTGGTGGAGTGGAAGGCATCACCAATCAAGAAGATCGCATCAATAAGGATTTGGTTAATGATTTTGCTGTTGATTGGGTACAGTTGCCGTTTAGTGTTCGTAATCCGCAAGGTAGAACAGAGCCAGTATTGTGGAATCCAAACTTACCGTTTATGGATTTAAGTAGAATACCTGATGTAACAAGGCCAATACAATCAGCAAAAGAATTATTTAGTCAATCAAATCCATTATTCAAAACACCTGTTGAACAAATTGCAAATAAGAATTTCTTTTTCGATAGTCCGATTGTTGAAGATGACTCATCTGTTGGTCAGGCCGTTGCTAATCGTGCCGATCACGTTGCATCACAATTTGGTGCATATGGTGTGGCAAGTGGACTTGCAACAAAAAATGGTATGGATTTAGGTTTACATGTGTTAAACAACGCCACTGGCCTCAAGTTCTTATCTTATGACTACGATGCTTATAAAGCCATGAGGATTAAAGAAATACTGGCAAATCAACAATAATATGTATGATGTGGTATAATTAAACAAAAACAATATAATGGAGGAAGATTGATGAAAAAGACGGGTTCAATTCTTTTGACAAAGATGTGGATGCTCATATTTTCAATTGTTACAATTGCTGGTGGCATTGTTTTAATCATAAATACCATATCCACACAAAAAAACCCCTCATAACGAGGGGTTTCTTACTTTACATATGAAATTGTCAGGTACAAATACCTTACCCACTTATTTTTAAAGCCTTACAGGGCAAATATGGAGGAGGTATTTTTTCATTTTTGCATGTTTATTGCTTTGATTCGGTCATTTTTACTTTGTGTCGTAATACATACCTCAACACGAGGATTTTCTTTGTCGTATTCGACAGATTGTATTCTTGGTAAGCAATAGTAATCGTTTTTATATACAATCCCTTGCATTACATCAAGAAGTAATTTGAGACAATTAGAGGCATCACGTATTCTCCTATCTCCAAAGTAAAATACTAAATCACAATAAAACCACGTGCTGTCTTTTTGTCTTAACCATCTTTGCACTTCAATTGCTTCATTGATTAGTGCACGGCTAACTCGGATGTAGTTTTCTGCTGTAGGTGTTAGACGTTTTCCACCATTGCGTGTGTTGTAATACATATGATTTACTGAAGGTGGCACTGGTAAAGATATTTTGAGTTTTTTGTTAGAGTATTGTGGTTTATCTCTAAACAAATCATTCTCATCAATAACTTTACTTTTTGCCAAATAACTTGTTGCTCCTTATTTACCTGTACTTCCAATGCCAGATGTACGTTCCTCTGATGTGGTGTCATTGTCAACTACACCGAAAGGTACAAAGATACCTTGCGCAACTCTGTCGCCAGCCTTCAGATTAACTGCTACTCCTGATGTGTTGATGATGGACATGGCAATATTGCCATCATTGTCCGGATTACTATAATAGTCGCAATCAATGACACCAACATTGTTTGATAACATCAAACCGTGTTTAATTCCCATTGACGATCTGATGAAGATGAGCAGAACATAGCCTTCCGGCATGAACGCTTTCACATCAGTAAAGAACATGGCTTTTTGACCAGGAAGAATTTGAAGATCCTTTGGCACATAGAAGTCATAACCTGCTGACTTGCTGCTGCCACGTGTTGGAAGTGTAATGTTGCAGGGAAACTTGTGTTGTACTTTTTTCTCATCAGTAAAAATATCGTGTGCTGTACGTTTGTCGTCACGAACTACTTCAAATCCAAATTTTGCTTTACTCATCTTCGTCCTCATTTCTTATTGATTGTAATGCTTCACAATAACCGCCCCAATTATCAACGCCATATGCTTCTAATGCATTGAGAATTTCTTCTGATTTGATAAGTTCATCATAGCGTTTGTGTGAAATAGTTATTGAATCACTCATTATTTGCTAAAACTCCTTCATTGTATAAATTGATTAATTCGTATTTATCCATTCCGTCAATCATCCAATATGGATAACCTTGATTGACCAATTCTTCACGTAGGCGATTCTCGAATATTTCTTGTAATGTTAATTCAAGCACAATCCCATACCTCCGTGAGAGAAAGATATTCAGGAAATTCTTTTTGGATTTGTTGTAGTCCATAACGTAATGAAAACAATAATGCCTTACAACAATCATCTGGATTACTTACGTATACTGCAAGTAGTCCTTCATGTGAAGCATAACTTGCATCGCAAAACTTATATAACCCATTTGCGATGGATTGGGTTATTGCAGATACGGCAGAACATACAATGTCCTCACCGTAGGGTTTAAAGTTTGCGTGTCCATGGACTGAGAAGCCATTGTTGGATACGCTCACTTTAATCATTGACTTTCTCCTTTGATTTGAATATTTATATAAACATCAATTACTCCTACATAAATAAAACAGCTCATCAATTATAATTTGTATAAACATATAAATAATAAGATATTAAATTTTATTACAATATGTTTGTTTGTTTTTCTATATGAAGTAGGATTGTCTTGATGCGATGGTTGATTGTTAATTGTTTCTTATTTTATATTCATTAAGTCCTTGTGCGCCCCATCCATCTAACATTAGTATCTTGTTAGCACAATCCTCACATATATCAATATTTTCGATACTGATATATGGTTTAGAATATCTGCCTTCTGTCTGGTCAGTATGAAATATTACTGGATATTTAATAGTTTTTGGAGTAGTGAGAATTTCAACCTTACATACATCACAAGATATTTTAGTTACTGTAGTTTTCATTATTTATCCCCTCATCCAACGCAATTTTGCAATTTCCACAACCTTCACGTTCTTGAGTTGAACATCCATCCAAATCATCACCGTACTGTTCATAACATTCGTCAGGTACGTGTATTCTTTTATTGTCCAATACGTTTGATATGGCGGTTAAGGCTAATTGTTCACCGATATTGTCATCAACGGTTATAGCACCTTTGGCAAGTTTTAATGCTTCCCTCGCCTGTTCCAAGACCGTTTTGAGTTCGGCATCCTGTACACATAGCTTTTTGCCAATAATTTGATATTGTTTTATTTCTTTTTTGAGTTCGGCGATTTCGGATTGTTGTTCTTCAATAACGTCAAGTAAATCAGACACACCATGAATCACATTACTAATGAAATCATCTTTAAAGGCTTGTACCATATCTTCAAACATTTCACCAGACGCAACTAATTCTTTGGCTTTTTTTAATTCTTCTGTTGTTAATTTCATCACACATTCTCCTTTTCAATATGTACCCCGGACAGTCTTGCCCTCTATACACTTCCACGTCAGCAGACGGTTGGCGAAGGAAAGCCGGGGTAGGGTGTATTTTAATGAGTTATTTTAACGTATTGGACATGCGCCGCTGGCGCATCCATCCATCCCACTCAAATCATCTTCATATTGATGTGCTTCAAAACGTGTTAGCAAATCAATAGAAAATGGTTTCATTTCTGATTTGAGTTTCTGATAAGTTTCCTCTGTGATTTCTTCATATGGTGCCAATTCATACGTTCCACCGTCATACGGCATGAAGGTTACACCAATAAAGTCATCCCATCTATCTAATACAATTTCAGCAACATGCTGCCATTCATCATCTTTTACTGATATGGTATTACTGGAATTGTGTGCAGTATAGTTTTCTTGGAATGAGAAGTAGGTTTCAAATTGTTCTTCGAGTGTTTGTTCTGCACGTGTGCGCTTTGCGCCACTACGTACTGGGAAGTCAATCACATACGTTCTTGGTACTTCACCTTCCGGTGTTCCAACTTCAGGTGATATATGCCAATTGCATTCCCATGCAACTTGTACAAGTGGGTCATTCGCATTGATTCGGATACGACGAATATAATATGGAGAGAAGCTTGTGTGTAAACCACTTGATACGCCACCGGCGATTTGTGATAGCGTGCCTTCCGGCTTTACTGTTGTTACAAGTAATGGTGTAGGTATACGAAGTGTATATGCATATCGCATTGCTTCTTGTTCAGCAACTTCACGTAGAAATGTTAAAAGATTCTTTTCCTGCTCATCCGAATAACCAAGCATACTCATTGCATCTTTCCAACCTGTAAGAGAGCAGCCGACCAACCTATCACGCTGCTGGACTCTATTCCATTGTGATAATTCCAAATCAAGACATGTCATACGTAGGCCAGCACGTGCTGAAAGTGCTTGTGCTTGCATTAAGCCTTGGAAGTCAAGTTGATATCCTGCTGGACACATTTTATCTCCATCAACGATTTCAGGTACATAACGTACAAAGCCAGCTACATTGACTGTTGTAAGGTTACATAAACCGTACGAATCAAGTAAAACTTCACCACATGGATTCAAACCTTTCACGTTCGGCCTACGTTTTGCAGCAGCTTCAATGTTGACGAACCCAGGTTCACCTTCGCCTTTGATGAGAAGCATAATCAAATCAAGGAAAGCTGCACTTGGTTTTGATGTGAATCGGATGGAGTTATTGGACATACGACGATGGTGCAACGTGCTACGCACGTCTAGCAAGTCTTTGTCATTCCACCATTGCGGTTTAACACCAAGTTTATCGAGTGCCTGTCCAATCTCATCATGACGATCACAATCCAATGCGTTAAGGCCATACTTGGCTAAGATTACTTCCCAATCACCCTCATCACATAGGAACATTTCTGCTGTACGGCGAACGCCGCCAACAACGACATTTGCACCGATGAGATTGCCGATATCCATGATGTGAATGGGGCGTACATAATAAGCATCAAATTCTTCATCGTATTCAAGTGGCGCAAGTGTTGGGTCAAGTTGATTTTTTAATACCTTATCAATGCCATCGAACATTTCTTTCAATGGCTCATATCCACTTGCTGTTCCACCAAAAGTGACAAGTCTTTCACCAGATGGACGAATGGAATTATAACTTATCTTGATGTGCTTAATATTGTCGCAATCTGGGTCTGTAATGATTGTGAAGAAATTGCGTAATGCTTCAACCCACAGTAGACTATATCATTATGAGTGTGTGTTCACTCAATGCTTGGCACTTCGGTAGAAGGAATTACACCTTCAACCTACTCTACTCTCTACATCGTTTGATGTGATTTCGATAGTCGTTTGACTTTGCAAATCAACAAAACGCCATAAAAATCCTTTATATGATTTCAAACTACCTAAACAACACTTAGAAATACATTTGTAAGAAATATCTAATTCATGACTTGCTTCTCTTGCACTAGAAAATTGTTTTATTAAATTTCCATCAATAGATAATTGTTCAATAGGTTTGCGTGATTTCATTGCATTTTCTTTTCCAAATTTCTTACCTATTAAACTCATATCATTTTTAAGTTGTCTTTTTCTTTCTGGAATATTTAATATCGCATGTTGAACATTTTCTTTATTTGTAACCCATTCCAAATTCCAATCATTATTATTTTTAGTATTCAAATCTTTATGATTTACTTGTGGCTTATTGTCTGGGTTTGGAATAAAATGTTCTGCTACTAATCGATGAATTAGTTTTTTTGATTTAAGATTACCATTTGTTAATAAGATTCTTTCATAACCTTTATTGTCAAATGATTTTATTATTTTATTATCTTTTCTTACAAGTCCTGTGTTACTGATTTGATAATTATCAAAATCTTTAATATTTTTCCACAGCATTTAATATCACCTCATTTAAAGCGTAACACATAGGTGATACTAAGTATAATTTGCCTTAGCACAGGATAACTTATTAGCTTCCCCTGTTAGCATATCAATTCATCGTCATTTCCTACGACTACATTTCGTTTGATATACACCCTATATTTATAGGTTCACCAAGTTTATAGAGGGCCGGGTCATTTGACCCTCTTTACTATCACCAACGTAAATCTTTGCATAACCATTTTCCATGATTACTAGTTTTGTCTTTTCTAATCGTTCTTCTTTGGAAACTGGTTTATATTCTGAATGCGTCAATTCATAATTCAATCGTACAACGTCTATTTTAGCTGCATTTTCTTTTGAACATGAAAAGCCAACGCCAGTTCCTACAAGAAGAAGATAGAATAAATCGCACAAATCATTCCATGATGTGATATCAACATATGCGCAGTTAAAGTTTGCAAGAGGAAACTTTTCAGCAACACGTGTTTCAGCACCTCCAATCCAATGTGTACGACCAGATAAGAATTGACGTAAATTGAAGACGTTGTCAAACAACGTTTCTGCTTCTGTTTGAAGCTTATCGTAAGGCACATCGAAGTCATTTTTATACAAGACTTTTTTTGATATGCCAACGTTATATTCAACAGCACGTGCTACAGCTTCACGCCACGTTTCACGTCTGTTATGCAATGGCAGCCAACGGCTGTACGTGCGGTAGAATACAAATGTTGCAAGTTCATTCATGTGTTCTGGCATATCAGGATATTGTGACAAAAAAGAATCCGTTAATAACATTTAATCTCTCCTTCAATATTCATTATGAATATTTTGGGTTGAGATAGGTTAGGCAATTTTATCTAATTTAGCCATTATTTCTGGAAGTTCATCTTGATAAAATGTGAAAGTTATCCAATTATAATGACCTCTTTTTGAAATGCGAATGGTATATTTGTTGTTTGAATATGATTGATAATTAGCACTGGCTGATAATGATGTTAAACGTTTAGTGCATACTTTGTATTTCAACAATATATCCATAGCTTGTTGATTCGTAATACGCTTGTTGATATACATGATATCGATTAACTCTTTAATCATGTTTTTATCAAGATTATTAATGGCACTTATCATAGAATATTGCATACTTACGTCCTCCCGAAATTGTTGTATTGTCGCCAACTTTCAATGTCTGCACCTTTACATATTTCAAGTTGCTGCAAATGACACATCTTGCAAGTATAGTACATGTTTTTTGCTCTTTGAGGAATGTTAAATTGGCCTTTCTTGATTTGCGTAAGTATACGCTGTACTTCTTTTTTGGTTTCGGTTATGTTCACGAAATACTGTCTTTTATTCACTGTGCAGACATATCGTTCATCATCCAATCTTTCAAATACACGTGTTTTGTTATCTTCAAGATAATAGAACGTGAATTTGCGGACCGGCATTTGAAATTTGTCACGTACACCGAGAATGTAGAGTGGTGCTTGCAAATCGGTAGAAAGTTTCTGTCCAACCATTACTTGTCCTGTTTTCCAATCAGACATTTCTAATTCACCATTGACTTCATCAATTCTATCTGATGTGGTTTGAACAAGTGGGAGATCGTCACCAACACTAAATTGAATCGTTTCTTCAGTTTTAAATGGGTTGCCCATTTCTGAAATAACTTTGTAAAATGTATCAATGGAATTAACGCCACGGTTATACATTTTAATCTTTTCCACATCACCAAAAAGCGAATCAGGATAAGAATGGAAGATTGATTCAAAGTGTTTTTGCATGTCTGATTTGATGAAGTCTTTATTTTGACTTGCTTTATCAAACATTTCATGAAGATCGATACCCATTTGAGTGTAGATATTTGGTGGCGACGGAACGCCTTTGATAACTTCGTGATAGAACTTTAATGGACATGCACGATACGTTTCAATGTAGGAGCGTCTTATCACATCAGGCACATCAATATCTACATTGGTTTGTGTTGTTTTATCTTCCTCTTTGACGGTATAACACGTATCACAATAGTGTTTACCATCTTCTTTAATCGCACAATCTTTGTGTAAATTTCCGTTACATATAGAACAGTGTGTTTCTTTACGTAGATCGGCAATTGGAAGTAAACAACTTACACAATTCAACTAACTTCCTCCAATACTTCTTGTTCTGTACTTTTGCCATGAATTAGCAAATCTTTTGCCATTTCAAGAGCACCGATTGCTTCAATTTGATTGATATCTTTCGTATCAACATAGAGTTTACCTGTGTCACGATTGATTGTTATCAATACTTGCATTTTTCTTCACCTCCTTTAAGCAATTTTACTTGTATTTTCTAATACCTCCACCGAATCAACGATAACCGCGTCGCCGCTTCTTTTGCCTTTAACAAGTACAATGTTTCCTTTTGTGAAAGACGATTTGATTTGTAAATAACGCCACGTGCTCGCAAACACCAGTAATTTAACATTACCGAATAATGTGTTGATAAACACAAACGCCATATCGTTTTTATTTTTGTCTTTAAACTCTTTAATATCATAGACTTCTCCACCTTGTAATACATACGAACCTTCGGTAAATGAAGATAATGGTTTAAAACCATACTTCTCCATGGGGTGAAGTGAAAGATACATACCAAGTGCTTCTTTCTCCCATTCTGCTTTAATCTTATCGTCATAAGCATATCGAGGACATTCATAGTTATTCTTGATTTGAGTTTTTGTGCGATTGAGCATGTCTAATTGCCACAACAATTCTGCTCTGTTTGGATTGTCAAAGTCGAAGCAGCCAGCTTTGATGAGATTAACTAACACATTTTGTTTGATGTGTTGTTTTTCACGTCGTTCAAGGAAGTTTGAGAAGGAAGTGATTGGACGTAATCTTTCAATTGCTCGAATAGCTGATTCGCCAACGTGGCTGATGGTAGTGATACGATAACTGATTCCCTCATCATTAACAATGAAATTATCTCCGCTGTGGTTAATGTCCGGTGGTAAGATTTTAATGTCACGCTGCTTGCACTCAACAATATATCCTGATATTGCACTTTGACCATCACCATCCGTTTTCTCTGAAGACATGAGAGCTGCATAAAAGTGTTCTGGATAATGGTATTTGAGCCATGCTGTTTGATATGAGATTACAGCGTATGACGCTGAATGTGATTTGTTAAACGAGTAGCCACCATCGACAGCATCTTCAATTTCATGCCATACCAAAGTCGCATCGGATTCCGAGAATCCATTGCTAACCGAGTCCAGAATAAATTTTCTTGCCAACTCTGTATCTTGTTTAATAGCTTTATTTTTGCGTACATATTTGTCTGCATATGCAATATCCCACCCTGCAAATGTTTTACAATCCAGTAAAAACTGTTCCTGATAAGTGATAAGACCTTCTGTTTCTTTCAGATAAGGTAAACGATTTTGATGAACCGACCATTCTTTACCTTTACGTCGAGAAATATATTCAGCCCAATCGCCGGTTCCTGGTCTGATGAGTGCATTTATTGCAATTAAGTCTTTGAAGTTGCGTGGCTGCTGTTCCATAACTTTTTGCATTTGATTTGATAATTGGAATACGCCACTAACGTCGCCTGAACAAAGCATGTCATATACTTCTTTTTCTTCCAGATCGATGTGATGTAGATCGATCTTATCTGACATACTATCGAGACAGTGTTTAATCATTGGTAAGGTTTCAAGACCAAGTACATCAAATTTAAAAAATCCTAATTCTTCGATCATATACTTGTCAAATGCTACGATGCGAAGTGAACGATCTTCGCCACGTGTTTTGATTGGCAAGTAGGACGATAGGTTAGGGTAGATTATGACTCCTGCTGCATGTTGTGATTCGTGAGATACAATGCCTTCTAATCGTTCTATCACATCAAACTCTTTTTTGTATTGTATGCGATAGGTAGTGAGTTCTGGTGAAGCAGAATAGGCATCTTTCATTGATTGACACAAATCAGGAATGAGTTTACTTATTGATTTGATAACAGACTCATCGTGTTCAAAACAATTCATTACCTTTCGGCATATTGCCTTTGGCGTAAGTGTGCCGAACGCTATGATACGTGCAACGTTTTTATGACCATATTTTCTTTGAAGATCGGTGAATACAGCATTCTGGTCCGAGAAGTCCACGTCAAACGTGTTTATCCTATATTCCTATAGGCACAGACTATATCTTCACCCTCGACTTTACGTTAGGGTGTTCGGCACTTCGAGTGGTAGTAATTTCCACCCTACTCCCCTATGGGATAGTCGTTACACCTCTAATACAACAATCTTAAATTCTTTAGAGAAGTGGTTTTTGTATAATTGATAAAATTTTGCACCAAGCAATTGGGCATATCTACATGCTTCTTTTATTGATTTGAAAATACCTAGTAATTCATTATTTCGATACAATTCACAACCAATAAAGTTTCTTACTGGTGTTTGTCCTAATTCTCTAAAAGAATGTTTCAGGTTTTCAGATCGACTACACCACTCTAAATTTGTATAATGGTTGTTTGTTCTATTGCCATCTTTATGATTAACATCCGTTTCATTACACGGATTATTTATGAAATGCTCAGCGACAAGACGATGTATTAAATGGTGATTTCCATTTAATTTAATATCCTTATAACCTCCTGCATTCCAAGGCTTCATGGCTTTTAGAATTGTTCCATCCTCTGCAATGTAGTAATCATCATAACCATTTACTTTTTTAATAATCATCATCAATACACTCCTTTATATCCTTATATATTAATTGTAGATGATGATTTAATTGCTGTATAATTTGGCACGGTATTGCCCGATCTGGGTTTCACCGTTAGCACATCATAGATGCACACCGCTTACTAAGCGTTCACCGAACTTAACATGACATATTTCTATGACACTCGACTCTATTGAATCTGGTTGTCTGCCATCTGCAAGAAATCTTTCAAACAACAAGTCATAATGATGTGGAGGAATCTTGGTTATCTCTGTAAGCCATGCAACTTTAGAACCTGCACCGCTGCCCCTGCCGTCGCCAACAATAACACCATTTCGTCGTGCTGTATTGACATAATCACCAACAATAAGAAAATAACCACTATATCCGTTCCTATCGATAACATCGATCTCATTTTGGACTTCATGCATAAACTCCTTATCTTTTGAAATGCCTTCACGTCTTGCACCCTCTATCGTGTGTTTAACAAGTAGGCTTCTTTCACTTTCACCTTCCGGCACATCATAGAAGGAAGGAAGATAATGTCCTTTGATGAATTCTGCATTACATTTATCGGCGATCTCCTGCGTGTTCTCACACGCAACACGTACATCTTCCGGCGATACACCAGTAAATGTGGAACACATTTCTTCGTAACTCTTCAACCAGAAGTCTTGTGTGTCAAATCGCCATCGTTTTTCATCGGACATTTTCTTATTGATTTGCAGAGCAAGAAGTACTTCGTGAGCAAATGCGTCTGATTTGAGAACGTAGTGAATATCATTTGCAGCAATAATTTTGCAGTCAACTTCTTTTGCAATTCGGACAATTGTCTGGTTTGCAATAAGTTGTTCAGGTATAGAATTCGGTTGAATCTCCAAATAGAAGTCATTTCCAAATACTGATTTGAATTTTCTTGCCCATTCCTTTGCTTCATGAATTTCACCTTTCATGATGTGTTGGTTGATTGTACTTGCAAGACAAGCAGAAGTTACAATCAAATCAGATGAATACTTTTGCAAGATATCCCACGTTATACGTGGTTTCTTGTAGAAGTTATCTACGTATGCAAACTCCATCATCTTGAGCATATTTTCCAAACCCTTTTGGGATTTGGCAATGACGATGAGGTGTCCATTCTCACCGTCATTTTCTCTTTGATAATAGAATTCACATCCCATGAGAACTTTGATGCCGATTTCTTTGCCGATCTTTTGTGCCAAGTATAAGCCGGACATGCTGCCATGATCGGTAATAGCAATGAATGATTGACCTAATTCTTTAGCACGTTCCAGCACTTCTTTGATTCTACCAGCACCATCGAGCAAACTATACTCTGTATGAACATGGATATGACCAAATCCCATAATGTCACCTTCTACATATACATATAGAAGATCGGGTCGCGTTTACTGATGGCATAGTCAATAGCATCTTTATAGCGTTGAATTTCTTCTGGGTCTGTATTTTCAAGAACTTTCATTGTTTTTCCAGTGGGTTTAGTTACCCATAATTCGTGTTTATCACCATTAACAAAAGTGTTACAAGAAATGATAGATTCTGATTTAGTTGAGTCAATAACAAGCCATATTCCTAACATATTTAAAAGTCTCCTTTAATTACAATTTATTTTGGTACGTAAATTATTCCACCTGGTTTGATTTGTTTTTCGTAATTAACGTGATCGTCAATCATGTTGCCGAGCAACCACAAGTAATTACGTGCGTCTGCGAATCGTTGCATTAAGCCTTCTTCACCTTTACTATTAACCCAATTCCAATCAAATTCACCTTTACGAATAGCGACATTGATACTTTGGATGTGTTTTAACAGGTAAGTTAGGGCAACTTCCTCTGGAGTACGACCTTCAAAAGCTGCAACTTCATAGAAATTCTGCCAACGATTATTTTGCACATCAGATGAATATTGATTTCCTTTACTAACAAGCAAAGCGTTTTCTTTTTCAATCAATAATTCACCAAATCTTTTTTCGGTTTTCATATTTAAGCAACAATTCCTTTCTTTCTATTGATTCGGGGTCAGTACCCTCATCAAAAGTAATGACAGAAAGGTTTGCTTTATTTTTGAATTGTTTAATAGCCTTTTCTGTAACGACACGTCCGGCTTGGTCGCCATCATAAGCCAGTACAATGTCTGCACCAGTTTTCATCAGAAGTTTGTATTGTGTGTTTGTGATGTGAGTGCCAAATGTGGCTACAGCTGATAAGCCGATTTCATAAAACGCCCACACATCGGTAATACCTTCGCAAACAATGATTTCTGAAGACGATGATGCATCATCGTAATTGTATAACACGTTGCCCATTTCTAAGTGTGCTGGTTGATGTGACCATTTTGGTACATCAGTTGATTTAACACGTCTGAATGATATGCCTATTTGAATTCCATTAAAGATAATAGGGAAGATAAGGCGATGATTCAGAACGTATATTTCGCCAGTTTTTTTGGTTAAGGACACACAATCGACATAACTCAATCTGAAATGGTCGATGGTTTGTTTTTCAAACTGACGAAACTTCATCACTTCACGTATTTCTTCACAAATCGTAAATTCAGAGAAAGTAGTAACTTTCTTCCTTTTTACGATTTGGATGAACTTCTTAATGTCTTTAAGGTAATTTTCTTTTCTATCAATTATGGCAGCATTAGTGATATCCACATCATAGAATGATGAAAGCCATCTAACTGCGGAGAAAAAATCAATATTCTCCATCTTTTGAACTAGTGTGTAAATATCACCGCCGCCACAATTTGTATGACAGAACCAAAGTCCTGTTTCTTGGTTAATAACAAATGCTGTAGGGTTATTCCCTCTATGAATTCTGCAACTTGAACGTATGAATTGCCCATCTTCTTTGATGTGGTCAAAGTTGTAGTACCTTAATAGCTTCATAACATCCAATTTTGCATTGATGAGAGTTACAGCATCCATTGGTTACGCCTCGCTTTGCCTCAATATTGGCCTATTAAACATTAGTGAAATTGGAGGACAATCTGAAGCAGCATTACGTTGATATTTGATAAAGAGTTGTTGATTACCAGCTTGTATACCTTCTTTAGCAATCTTTTCATCACTCTTGTTCATCAGGAACATCAATTTTGTTGCCAATTGCAGAATGCGATAAGAACCTCCAATATTACTTGCATCTGGACTGTCTGTGTCCAGATCGTTACGATTTGCTTGACATGCTGTGAATACTGGAATTTTTAATAAACCAGCAATGTCTTTTAGACCTGATGTGAAAAAACCGAGTGCTTGATATTCTTGTACTGATTTGAAATCAGCTTGGTTGGACGGTATTTTGATGTAGTCCATAAATAACGCCTTAATACCATACTGCATACAGAATTTACGCGTGATTGCTGTAACTTTTTCGATTGTAAATTGCGGCATGTAGATGTGATAGTAATAACCAAGTTGCAATTCTTCACGAGCACGTTTCAAGCGAGATACTTTATCAGTTGATGAACCATTTACGGTATCAAGTACATACATTCCAGAAACAATCTCATCAAACGGGATGCCAGTTAAATTGGACAATATCCTATCTTCCTGTTCACGTTCATTCATTTCCGAATCAATATACAAGATTGGTATTTGGTCTTTAATGGATAATTTTGTTGCCCAATTGGTAAGTGTGACTGATTTGCCTGTTTTTGATGGAGCACATACAATGATTAAGTCGCCAGCTTGTGCACCATTTGTATAACGGTCAAATTGTGTCCAACCTACTTCAAGGCCTGGAACTTGAGCCGGTTTACTACCACGTTCATCAAGTATTTCTTGAGTATTTGTACCCATCTTGTAAACTTCATCGGATGTGGTAGAATTTACTGAGAGATCGGTTAGTTGTTTTTCGGCGAACGAAATTAATTCGGTCGGATTCAAGATTTCTGCTTTATCAGAAAGTACAAAGTTTTTTACCTCATCAGAAATGTTTAATAACATTCTTCGAGTGTAGCTTTGTTTAATCTTTTCGATAAAGATCGTTAGGTTGTCATTTGGAATATTTGATTCTTCAAGGATTGTCAAATACTCTAAACCACCTAACTCATCAACAGATTTCTTGGCTTTGTCATTTGAAAGGACTTCTATGATTGCCATCGGTGTTGGTTTAATCTTTTTGGAATACAAGTACATCATTGCCATGAAAATGAACTTGTGTCCAGGTACGCCAAAGTGTTCTGCAAAAACCTCTGACGACTCCACATCGATGATTTTATCACTGTCCTTCAAACAGATCGAAAGTAAGTTCCTCTCCGAACCGGGGTTGAACACCAAGTCTTGACAACTTTTCTCGATTTCTTTCCTTTGACTCATTATCATCTGTCACCTCGATTTGATGCAGTACGTTAGATGATGTGAGTTCTTTTTTTACTTGTTCTGTTTTTTCCTTGTCCTCTAACCGTTTGATTTCTTTTAAGGCATTGCCAATGCAAGAGTTGAGATATCCAAGTGAAAACATGTTTACATGTTTTATATTAAGAAGATAATCAATAACATTGATTATTTCATCCTTTGTATAACCACAACTTAATAGATATTTGGCATTGGTGATTGTTCTTGACCAAACTTTAGACGTAACACGTCCATCAGTTGTCAAATCAATAAAATAACTTGCAATATCTTTTGCTGCTGTTCCATCTGCTTTTACTGCTGTCATACAAGTAGTTTATATGACCTGATTCCGGTTTTAACAAGCCAATTATCTCTTTCGAGAATTTGTAGTGCAAAACTGATTGCACCACCTGGCTCTTTGTAACCCATTGTGTCGGCTATTTTGGTTTTGGTTGCTTCGACATTTTTGTTTTCATCTGAAAGAATGAGTAATGCTCCGAGCACTTTTCTTTCAATTACTCCCATAGCAACCTCCACTATTGGATAACTACTTCTTCGTCATTATCCTTTTCTTCTTGATTTGATTTCATGACTTCATTCCATTCTTCACCATTGAGTATCCGCATGATTTGTTCATTGGTGTGTGGTTTAAAGAAGTCATTAAGGTTAACTCTACCTTCTTCAATGAGTTTCTTTTCCACATCAGTTAATGGTGTGTCGCTGCCAAGGTCAAGACGATATGAAGTATCATCTTTACCTGTTCCACGGCGTTTCACTTTGATATCACAATCAATTAACGTTTTGCCATCATCAGATAGGTCATCCATCAAATCACGAATGTCTTCAAAAAATCCAACACCCTGTTCCATAATTTCAACTTTACCTGTTTCACGATTAAGCACGTTGATTGCAATTCGTCTTGCCATGTTTTGCGTGTATGGTTCTTGATTTGCTTTTTGTTGCTTTCTGATTTCACAGATAGGGCAACCTTTACCCGGACAATTGATGGAACGTTTGTGTTGTGGCATCCAATGTGTCCAACGAATGAATGGTTCTGAATCGACGATGCGAATGTTGGTTACTCCTTGTGGAAACTTAGTGAATTCTGCCTTTGTTGATGTGGATGAACCACTAGTGTTAAAATCCCAACCTGACAAAATAATCCCTCCTATTTATTATTTATGATGAGTGTCAAAATGCGACCATTCTTAACGACATGATGTAAATCAGCGTAATCAATTTCATCGTGTTGATTTTGATATTCACAAATCATGTCGTCTAATTTTGTGTTTTGTTCATACATTGCAGCAATGACATTGTTTATTTTAGAAACAACATCAGCAGGATTTTTATACTGCATTGTTATGATTGCATTGGTGATAACTCTTGACAGTGATTTGTAGCATTCTTCAAATCCGTCGATATAGCCTTTTACATACATGTCATTCTGTTTATCGCTCATCAAATACCTCCCAAAATAGCTTCTTGAAATTAAAAACATCGATTCCATCATAAAGACGGGCCGATGCCAAATTGTGAATACGCTGAGTTATTTTTGGATGGTTCGCATTACCCACATAAACCTGTGCATCGATTGGTTCACCTTCTCGGTATTTAAGCCTTGCAAGTTCATCGAGGGTATTAAAATAGATTGGGATAATTTGTTGTTTAACACGATGATGAATATCTTGATGATGATTTTTGTACAATGTTGACATTGAACAAACATGATAAGCATCAAGAATGCGGGAATAAAATTCAAAATCTGAACAATGGAATAGACCACCATACACAACTGAATTTCCCCATCGCTTATTGAAGGCTTCTGAAATAATGAATGTGCTCTGATTGCGGTAGTGTTTATACATTTTACCTGATGCGATGCCAAATTGTACAAAGTTTAGTGGTAAATGCATGCTACGTTGCAACTCAGGATTCATCAATTCATTAGTTAGAAATAACAGGTTGTTCATTTAATTGTCCTTCGAGTTTTTCCAATGAGGAAATACCTTTGTTGACTATGGCTAACTCTTTATTTAGCCTTGTTGTTTCAACATATAAAGATGAAATCTGATTTGATAATTCATCTTTACGTGTCTTTAAAGATTCAATCTGATCGGTAAATGTCATGTAACCACCTCCTCTCATATGAATTAAGCTATTATCATAAAAGAATATTGTTTAATAAAACATTATCCTTATAGCTTCAGCATTCTGGAATAAACGCCAGCTTTTTTTAGCCATCTGAAAACTGTGAGATAGGTGACATTAAGTTCATTTGCTATTTGGTGCATCGATTTGTTTTCGTCAACAAATTTACGTCTTAATATTTCTTCTAAAATTTCACCTTCTTTATTTTCGATTTGTAATATGAGTTTATTTTTACGCAACATGAGTTTCATAAAATTTCCCTTTTAGTACGAACATATGTTCGATTATATACCCTTACTTAAAATAGAACAAGGTGAATTTTGTCGAATCTTTAAATGGTCGATTAATAATTTGATGTGATTTGTTCAATAATACTTTGTCGCCAATTCTCATCATATATTTTTACATTTTTAACATATCGGTGATTTTGAATGATGTTCTTATTCATTCTTTCTAATGAATAATTATCATCTTTAGTGATGTAAAATGTTGAACCATCTGATAAATCATACTGAGTAACATCTATTGCTGGTTCATCAATTAGCAGCAAATTTTTAAGAGAAAAATATAAGAATTTATCATAATAATGATGTTTGCTGCGAATTGATTCATCAACAAGAACTTGACATATTCTTTGCAATAGATTTTGTTTATGTGATCTCCATTTGTGATAATTTGATGAGTATTCAAAAAAAATTACATAACCAATAACAAATTTATAATCCTGATAATATTCATATGATGGATTAATTGCTACACGTTGACCAACAAGTATTGGCAAATCAGTAATAGGTGATGGATTTGGAATTGGTGTTGGTTGTGGCGTGTTATTTGCCAAAAGCAATGCTTTTTGATGATATCTATTTTCATGACCATTATCCCATTGAATTGAAACCCATTCTTGGTCTGGATAAACATCATCATCATCTATTGTTCCAATATCACCTCCATGTTGATCGTAAAATTCACCATAATCTGAGTGATTCAGATCGATGTAAACCCGATCACCTTTTCTAAAAGTATATATTGTTGTTTCAGGTGTAGATTCATTTTGATGAGTAAATTCAAGCCATTCATTCTTATATGAATTGATTTGACCGTTTTGCCATTTAACACATACCCAACCTTCACTTGTTTCCAAAACTTCACCATTTAGACTTTTGTGTTCATCATAATATTCATCATGTTCAACAATGTTATTTTTGAATTTGACGATATTTCCTATAGCAAACACATCAATCCCACCTTTCAGTAATAAGATTGTTATATTTGAAATCAATTAAGATTTCATTATCCAAATCAATCTTATTTTGGAAGTTGATGAGTTGTCTTGCACAATAGGCAGCAACACTCATGGCAGTTGTGATAACTGTCATAGATGCACCACAAGCGGAAACTTCCGCTTCTTCATCAGTGTAGAATGTGTTTTCATACTTCTTGATGTGGTCAAGATTTGTCGGTTCAACATTGTAAATACGTGCCATATCTAATCCCATGCGTGGTTCAACAAGTAAAGCAATTTGGGTTTTGAGTTTAATAGCATCTTCCCAAATCTGTTTACGTGCTGCCATTGAATCCACCATTAGGAATACGATGCCGGTGATGCGTTGGTCGGTGAAGGTTTCGTTTTTGACTTTAATTGTTGTACCGGTTGCTTTTTCAATTAAAATACGAAGTTGATTTACTTTAAAACCTCCAACATCTCCGTTATCCTTTGTTAAACAACCATCTTCACTATGACCATATAAGTCATATGCTTGATTTGGAATGTTATGTTCCTCAACCACATCAAAGTCATACACAGTAATGTCCTCGATGCCGAGTTTTGCAAGTGCCAAGGCAAGCCATGAGCCAGTTGCACCAGCACCGATGATCGTGACAGGATGTTCAAAATAATAAGGGTCGAATAATTCCATATGTCTACGTATATCAAGGTTATGCATTACCAATCCCTCTCTTTCATGATTTGTTCATTAATATGTTTCCAATAAAAATCATCAGCGATTGATTTGATATCGATCATATCATAATATGATATTTCAGAATAACCATAGGTTTCAAGTATTTCACGTATTTCAATATAATCACTTGCATCGGCTATTTCCAATAACATATCTTTATCATAGATATCATCCCAATCATCATCAGAACCATCTTGATTTTTGTTTGTCTCGCTTACTTTGTCGTTGCTGTTTGTTTTTTTTTTTCATTTGATGGTTCATTATTCACTGTTTCTAGTTCAACCCATCTTCCATTGAACCAGACTTTTCCGGTATGACAATCATAATCATCGTCATAGAGATTTTTATAAGCATTTCCTTGATAAGATGGAAAGCCAATTGTATTTTGGGTATATGTTTTTTTATGCACTTTATCTTTTATTTCTGATGTGATAAATTCATCAAATTGCGAAAGTTTTACTTTGTTCAATTCTTCAATTTGTTTGTTAATGATGGCAATCTGTCTGTGTAATTCCATTTCTTCAGGAGAAATAACATCTTCCCACTGTAATTCATTGTAAATCACACCAACATTGAAATCATACAGATCGACACGAAGGCTACCATTCTTATTGGCAATGATGCGAATAAACCAATCATGGCCTGATTTGCTGAAGAATTCCATTTGTGAATTATCTTGACCTGATGGGGAAGTTGCCATATTAACGTGGCTGTGCCCCCATACTTTGAGATTATTCCAAATGTCCATGCCGTTTGGTTGCATGAGTAAATTTTCGCCGAATTCAGCAAGACCTTCTGGTGTGATTTCTGTTGTCGTAGAATGTACATCTTGGTCAAAGACATACACATCATGGATGTAATAAACATTCTTTGTATCGTGTTTGGTTGCTGTACCTAGCCAACCAACTTCTTCACCACATTTGTCTACTAGAAGTTGCATTTTGGTAAGTGCTTCTGAGGAAATGTACACTTCAGGAGCACATACCGATAGGATACTTAGTGTTGGTTTTGTTGTTGGAATTTTGAATGTTGTCATTATATTAATCCTCCTTAATTGTGTACGTATTCTTCGACACGTTCATCAAAATGATAGTATTCGGCTCGGCAATTTTCACAAACCCAATATTCATCATCTGCATAATAACTTTCATTACCATCTTCGTCGGTTTCAGTTACGACTCTGTCGTAAACGTGATATGTTTCACCTTCACGGAAATATTCATCGCATGCATCACAATGCTCAGAGAGTTCATCATCTTCATCACCATATTTGATGATGTTTCCTTCTGCATCGACTTCATCCCAATTACAAACATTTGCCCCGGCAGAGTCTTTTGTATTTGCAGCTTCAAGAAAGTCGATGCCAATGAGTGCCAATGCGTAGATTTGCATTTGTGCAGACAGTTCGGCAATAGTACTTTCGGTGTTACCAAGACATGCTCTACCATTATCGCCATTTACATGCGGGTGTGGGTCACGATCTGTCCAGTAACTATGACGTGGATTATCACCGAAGAAACGTATATCTGCTTCTTCAGGTTTCAACACGATGCGGTATTTACCGCCGTAATAACGTTTGCCGTTATCAGCATAAATGTATAATGGTTTTGTGAAGATTGTAATTTCATTATTCTTGACTTGAAGATCGTCAACTTTTTTGTGTGCAACAATTAGGTCTAAATCTTTTATTACACCAGAAAGTAAATCATCTGTATTGCTTTTTTCAGCAGCAACACGGCGGCGTGTTTGATTGAGAGAATCAATTGTGGTTTTTAAAGACTGTTTATAAGTTACAATGTCATTTTCATATTTTTCAATATATCTCAAGTCTTGCCGCATGTTTTCTTCTTTCTTTTTCTTAATCACATCAGAAAAACGTGATGTTAAAGTAGATTTATTTTTAGTATGCAGCCAAGAATTTTCAAATGTTTTCGGTTTTAATACTTTTACTTGAAATTCACGCATTATGTACGTGAAGATTGCAATGCCTTCTTGAGCATCATTCGCAAATGGGTCAAACAAAACATACAATTCATTGTATGCTGGCACGAATTCAGCAATAATAATGCCTTCATCTGACATGATGGCAATTTTACCTTCAGTAAATGATTGTGACATGAAATTAGTAAACGGATATTCTTTTCCATTGATGTGAATCGGCGTGTCAAACTTAACATCATTACCAGCACATTTTGCAGCTGTGTTGATATAAATTAATAGTTTTTGTTCATCAAGTGAGTCGATTGTGAATTTATCGTGGCAAAGATTGTACATTTCAACTTTTTGCCCAAAGAAATCAATCAATTCATTATTGATGATAGTTGGAATGATGGTGTGTAGAAAATTAAAATCTGAATCATTTTTGCCAAGTTTGGCACGATAAGTGGAAACATCTACTGTGATATTCATTGATATACCTCCTTAAATATATGTAGTTGTACTCTACTTGAAGGATGTGATGATTTCAGCGTTACTCATCACAACGGACGCTACCCGTTAATAATGTAAAATCCTTCAAGTAAAGCACATCGGGCGATATGTGCTTCACCATATAAAAAAAGGAAGACAAAAGATGATAGAACATAAAATAGAGTTATTATGTTCTACTTGATAGACACAAGTGCACGTTCAAGGAGGTATGCCTGTTTTACGTGTCAATTTACGTTATGTCTATCAAGTAAAGCACAATTAGTGCTTCACTTATATGTTATTTACATTCAACTTCAGCTGTACGTCTTGCAGCAATGGCATCTTGGAGTTCATCATAAACTCCCAAATGAACACGTATTTTATTATGTGTTATTTGTGATTGCCATTTGTCGAGTCTTGCATTCCACTTAACTCCTTTGTGACCACTAGAATTAGTCTTATATAAAGACTTATTGTTCATATTTTCTTGAAATGTGACAATACGAAGATTAGATTTTCTATTATCTAATCTATTTCTATTGATGTGGTCAACAAACTCATTTGAATTTGCTCCAAGTAATGCTCTGTGCATTAGTCCAAACTTTGTTGATCGTAAATACCAATCTTTTTTATTAAGGTAGTGCCAATAATTATTAGAAACAAAATCTAAATCTTCTTTATCAAAAAGAAATATTTGTCCATCTGGCATAATACCTTCATAGTGATCTTTTAATTCAATATATTTGATTGTATTTTTTCTGACTTTTCGATGATAAGTCATACAGTTTCCCTCCTATTTGATTCAATATAAATTAATTGTATTTCATAGAAGGGAGACTGTATAATATGGTTTCCTTCTTATTTGTTGCCTTTAATCTGTTTAACAAGAAGAATAAGACTAGTACCATCATCGACGACGGTTGAATCGATATTAGTTATCTTTTCACCATCAACTTTCACATCATAGCCAGATGGGTTGAGGTCTGCCATTGCGAGAACTTCGCTAACGGGAGTCCCTGTCGTTACCGCGTATTCTGTAATTCTTCCTGGCATGATACCTACTCTGATTGTTTTTTCCATGGTTAAAAACCCTCCTTGAAATATTATCTAACCCTCTGATTTTTGTTATCTTTATATTTGTGGGTTGATTACTTTAACGCAAGTAACATTAAGGGATTGATGGCTGCATTGGATGCGCCGCCGCTGAATGCTTGAAGCATCAGTAAATCTTTAATGTCTGATTTGCCACCAAGTCCATCGCCGAGGATGCTCATCATAAGCAAGGGATTGGATGCAAAATCTTTTCCACCAGCACCAGACATTAACATCAATGGGAGTAAATCATCCTTGTTTCCGTCCATCGCCATGAGCATCATTGGATTGAATGCTCCATCAGTTGCAGCGTTGTTGAACAGGGAAGTGACTTTGTAGTAGAAGTTGAAACCGAAAGCATTGGTTTCTTTGCAGATCGTGGATTTGGTTCCTTTATTGATGTTTACAGCGGATAGGCTGCCGTTGTCTTTGACGGTCAGTATTTGGAAATAATCACCTTTAACTTTGATTACGTCACCTTCGGCAACATCTGCAACAGGCAGGATAAACATGAATTTGCTTGCTTCAGCAAATACGAGAGACATGTGATTTTCAATCACATCTTTTTCCGCATCATAACGGACAAATTCATCTGCGTTACGGCGGATTACAACCTTGCCGTCAAACGTGATGGCGACTTCGCCATTTGTGATTATACCGAATTCACCCATAAGTTTTTTGATATTCATTTTTTCTGTTCCTCCTTGATTTGGTGTAATGATAGTTTTTGCAACTGGCGAATATGCCGGTTGTTTTGCCGGTGTTGATTTAACCGACTTTGGCTTTTTTGTGTACTCAAGAAGATCGTCAAGTTCAACTTCGATGTATCCATTTACATCAGAGTAAACTTGTACAATATCGTCATAATTGTCGATATCAACAACGATTACGTCCTCACCTAATTCTTGACTGTACACTTTGTCACCGATTTTCATTTGTTCTCCTCCTTTTTAATTTGTTTTATATGTATCTGTTATTAAAAACAGATAATAACGAAGAAAGAAAAGTACCCTACATGTTAATCACCGAGATAATTCCAACCTTTGAAGTTGAGTATTAGTACTTCACATCGTATTAAAGAACCATGTTTTAAATACTGTCTACTATCAATATAAAAACATTTATTTGTATTGAAATAATTTACACCTCGATTTCTTCAATAATGAAAGAGTCCATCATTTCTTCATATGACATGTTGAAAAGAGATAAATAATCTCTTAATTCATCAATGGTATCAAAAGTTCTAATCATTAGTTTTGAGTCGAGCAAATATTCATTACCATTAAGTGAAATCCCATTGATTGGACGAGAAACACAATATTTAACCAT